TGCTGGAACAATGAAACCTTTTTTGAAGGCACAAACAAACACAGTACTTAATAAGATTAAAGACAAATATAATTTAACAAAAGACCAACTTGCAGATTTAACAAGATTACCTATGAGTACATTAACAAGTATTCTAAATTCTGCTGGTGCTCTTGCACAATATTTACCTATGGGTGAAGGATGGTCTAAAAAATATAAAGATAGTATTGACTGTAACAACCCAAAAGGTTTTTCACAAAAGGCACATTGTCAAGGTAAAAAGAAAAAAGAAGAAACGGTTTTAGAAAAGTGGTTTGATGAGGCAGAAAAAAGAGTGCCTAGAAAATATAAAAGTCAAGACCCAAAACAACATTCAGATTTATATACAGATGAAAACCCTAGAGGCACAATTAAGGGTTTAGGTTTTGTTGATGGTGCAAAGGCAAGACAAAGTATAAATAAAATTAAAAATTCTGGTAAAGAGCATAAACACAAAATGCAGGCTGCTATGGCAATGCACCAAAGGGCAAGAGTGGCAGCTGATAGGGCAAAAAATCCAGAAAGTAAAAAGAACTTGCACGCCGCTGAAAAAGTGTACAAGGCGTTCATTGAAAAGATGAAAAAGATAACCAAGGAGAGGCAAAAAAATGATTGAAAAAATCAAGTCATTAATCTCTAGTGTTTTAGTCAAAATAGGACTTAAAAAAGCACCAAAAATAGAGAGAAAAAAGAAGATTAGAAGAAAGAAATCTACTAAATAGTATAGATAAACAAGGAAAGAACTAATGAAGAAAGTCATTTTTTCTTTATTATGTTTAGTTATGGTGCCACTTAGTGGTTTTGCAACTGACACGAATACACAATCAAACACATCCGGCAGTAATACAAATATTACTGGTGGGTACACTACAACTAATAATAACACATATTCTGGTGGGCAAACAAATACCACAACATCAACAACCACTAATACGACAAATGGTGTAGATACTAGAGTGGCTGGTATGGCGTCAGCACCAAGTATGTCTGCTTATTCACAAGACCTATGTATCGTAGGTATCTCAGGTGGTGTTTCAACCATAGGATTAGGAATATCTGGTGGCACATATGTTACTGATGAGAACTGTGAGCGTATCAAACTTTCTAAAACATTATCCGACCTTGGCATGAAGGTGGCTGCCGTGTCTATCCTTTGCCAAGATGAAAGAGTATTTTTTGCAATGGAACAATCAGGCACACCATGTCCATTTGAAGGTAAGATTGGTAAGGCTGCTTCTGACCAATGGAAAAAATATGACAAGTTAAGACCAGACTATGACCTGTATACTAAAAGATTATGGACAATTGACATACAGAAAAAAGAATGGAAGAAAAAACAAGAATTAGATGAGTACAAGAAAAAACTTGAACTTAAAAAAGAAGTAGAAGGCGATACTAAAGAAAATAATGCTCTTGCAAAAGAAATAGAAGAATTGAAAAAAAGTATCGAGAATGATAAAAAAAAAGTTCTGAAGAAATAATTACCTCTACTCAATTTATTGGTATTATATTATTTGTATTTTTCTTAATCTAGGATTAAAATGAGAAGATTATTAATACTACCATTAGTATTGTCTATCAATACATCATTTTCTGAAACTACTTGCGTAGAAGATTCACCAAATCCTGGTGATGTTACTTGTACCACAACAACTACAACAAATATATCTGGAACCACAACAGGCAATATCTTAAACAACTCAACCTTTGGAACAGGCACAACCACATCTACAAGTGGTTGGTCAACTGACGGTGATGAGGGTATTCACACTCACGGTGTGGGTGAATTTGGTCAAAAATATAATGGATATGTTGACCAAGGTGGCACACTAGCATTTCACGGCCACGAAGATGATAATGTTTACCAAGATGTAGATTTAGTAGGTGATGGTCACTTAACCAAATCACAAATCAATGAAGGTTTTACTTCAACAATGTCAGCAGATATTTGGTTCTGGAACAATGTTGAAAATACAACAACTTTAAAACAAACTATCACAGATGATAATGGCAATGTAACCACACAAATTAGAAATATAAATGATGATGGCGGAAATAGGTCATGGAATAGTGGTGCATATGTAAATTACACAGATAGTTATACTCATAACTCAAACACACAAGCAGAATTTACAATCAGAGCCGAAGTTTATAATAACACAGCAGGTACAACTTATGACAGCGGCCATTGGGGACCAGATGTAGATAATGTTCAGTTATCTGTAACCACATCAGGCACTACATCAACATCATCTTCTAGTACAACAACATTTTGTTATGATAGAACACCTAATACTTGTCCTGAAATTATAGATGATTCTACTATGGCGACTATATCAAGTGTAGGTACAACAGATGACGGTCAAACATATGATGAAATGATAAACACATCAGTTACCAATAGTGTAGAGGTAAAATACGAGGAACCAACAATTGATATGGGAAATATTGTAAGTGTAGAAACAACAGTATTAGAAATTGACGCTGATGGTAATGTAAAAGAAACGGATATGGAAAAATTTTTTGAAGAATCATTTACATTAATGTTAGAAGAAAATAATTTAGTAGAAGAATTTGACAATGCATTACAAGATGAGGGTATAACAAAGGAAGAATTTTTTGAAGAAACTGTTAGTATGATAGAGGAATCATTTGAAGAACCTATGAATACATTTAGTGAAGAGCCTAAAACTGAAATGAAAGAACCTGAGGCGATGGAAGAGGAGGTGGTCCAATCAGAAGAGCCTATCGCAACGGAAAATAATATGGATAATTCAAGTGAGACTTCAATGGAAGAAAATCAACCAGAAAAAGAGGAGGTGCAATCATCAGAAAACGAAACTGTAAGTACAGAAACAGAAACAACAGAAACAACACAGGAGGAAAACACTAGTGCTACATCTCAACCAGAAACAGAAACTCAGTCTGAAGAAACTAGTACAGAGGGAGATACCGAAACAGAATCAGAAGAAGTATCTAATGAATCTTCAATGGATGAAGATACGACATCAGAAAATACACCGACACAGGAAGGCGGTGAAGAAAGTAATGTTGATGAAACAGAAGATGTTTCAGAATCTTCAACTAGTGTAACAGAAGTAGATACTATAGGAGAGAAAGTAGCAAAGATAATTGCAAAATTAGAAAACAAACTAAAGAAAGTAAGTGATAGGGTTAGGGCAGTACAAATAATTACACTAAAGGGCATACAAACAGATGGACCTAATTTAGAATCATACGCTAGTAAATCGTTCTATTCCGACAGACAAATGAACGGTGTTCCTAACCCAGACTTCTTTCAAACTATAAATATTCTAGAACAGCAACAAATATATGCAGACGCCAGATTAGCGTATCGAGATAATGACCCAATTGCTGTAAAACAGTCTATGCTAATAGATATAAATAATAAAAAGAATAAACTCATTAGAGAGTTACGAGATTTAAAGAGGTAATATATGTTTAAAGATATAGACATTAAATGGGTAGGGGCCGCACTTGGTTTAATAATAACTATAGGTGGTGGTTTTACATGGTTTGGCGTTACAAATAATAAACTTGATTCATTATCAAATGTTAAATCAACTGTGGTAGAAAATAGTAAGAGAAGTGAAATCAATGCAAAAGAAATTGAACTATTAAAACTACAGATTAAAGAGATACAATTAAAATCAGGTAACCCACTTTCAAACTAATATGGCAAGAGACACTATACAAAATCTTGCCGTAGAGGTCGAGGGTATCAAAAAAGATATTGAAAATGCGAATGTCATTCATTCGAGACTTGATACTGCCATCGACAAACTTACAGATGTATCTACATCTATAAAATCTATGTTAGCTGTTCATGAACAAAAACTAGCACAATCAGAAAAAACCGAAGAAATCTTATTTGAAAAAGTGAGAGAACGAGGTGAAGAATTAGATATAGTATATAGAGATTTACAAAGAGATATCGCACAGGTTGAAAAGAGACTATTACTAGAAATCAAATCATTGAAATCAAGCTTAGATACAAGAGTATCACTTCTTGAAAAGTGGCGATGGTTGATTATTGGTGGTGCTCTTGCAATAGGTTTTATACTGGCAAAAAACATGCCAAAAATCATCAATTCAGCAGGTTGGCTCTAATCTAACTACTCAACCAGACTTGACATTTTTGTAGTATTCATATATACTAACACAAGTGTTATGTCAAATTATGTAGATTTAAAATATATCAATATTCTATCTGTTCGCCTTGAGCAATTTAAACAGAGAGGTAAGAATCTGTTTAACTTCAGATGTCCGTATTGTGGCGATTCTCAAAAAGATAAAACTAAAGCTAGAGGGTATTTGTATGCCGTCAAGAATGACATGTTTTATAAATGTCATAACTGTGGTCATGGCACAAACATGCCTAACTTTATCAAAGACAGAGACCAAAAACTATACTCAGAATATTGTCTAGAAAAATTTAAGAAGAAACCTAAAAAAGAAGAAGTAGATTTTAAACCTAAATTTGACAAAGTAGAATTTGATGACTTAAATTTAGGTATGAAGATATCTGATTTAAAAGATAATCACCCTGCTAAGAAATATGTATTAGATAGAAAGATACCTAGAGACAAACTAGACTTATTATATTGTTGTAATAGATTTATGACATTAGTCAATAGAGTAAAACCAGGCACATTTAAAGATGTTACTAAAGATTATCCTAGATTGATTATTCCTTTCTATGATGAATCTGGTAAACTATTCGCATTTCAAGGTCGTGCTTTCGGTAAAGAGCAACCAAAATATATCACGATTAAGTTAGATGAAAGTAAATCTAAAATCTATGGATTAGACAGAGTAAACTTTTTACAACCTATGAAGATAGTGGAAGGTCCTCTAGATAGTCTGTTTTTAGATAACTGTTTGGCGGCTGCAGGTGCAGACTTAAAAAATTTAAAAAAATCTCTACCTGAAGAACAAATAACTTATATATATGATAACGAACCTAGAAATCGTGAAATCATCAAACAGATGTATAGTGTAATCGACAAAGGTTACAGTATAGTTATATGGCCTGATGATTTAAAACATAAAGATATCAACGACATGATTCTTTCAGACTTGACTTCTGAACAAATTGCTGATATCATCCATAACAATACATTTAACGGTTTAGCTGCAACGGCTAAACTTGATTTTTATAAGAGAGTGCAAATATGAATGAACATAATATATATGTTGTCAAGAGAAATGGTCGTGGTAAAGTTCCTCTTGATATTGAAAAAATACACGAAATGGTAGAACATGCTTGTGAAGATATTACAGGAGTATCAGCTTCAGAAGTAGAAATGAATAGTGGTTTACAATTTCATGATGGTATATCAACACAAGAGATTCAACAAATTCTAATTAAGTCAGCCGCAGATTTAATATCACTAGAAAAACCAAACTATCAATATGTGGCTGCAAGATTATTATTATTCAGTCTAAGAAAACAATTAAACAGAAAACTTTGGGACCATCCACATATTTACGAACAAGTACAAAAAGGTGTTAAGTTAGGTGTTTATGATAAAGACTTATTAAAGTGGTATGATAAAAGAGACTTTGATAGAATGGAACAATGGATTGTACATGAAAGAGATTATGAATTTACATATGCAGGTCTTAGACAAGTCATTGACAAATACTTAGTGCAAGATAGAAGTACCGGTGAAGTTTACGAAACACCTCAGTTTATGTATATGTTAATTGCAGCTACTGTATTTCACAAGTACCCAAAAGAAACTAGACTTACATATATTAAAAAATATTATCGTGCAATTAGTAAACATTTAATTAACATACCTACACCTGTTATGGCAGGTGTTAGAACACCATTAAGACAATATGCTTCATGTGTATTAGTAGATAGTGATGATACATTGCCATCTATTTTTTCTTCAGACATGGCGATAGGTAGATATGTTGCTCAAAGGGCAGGTATCGGTATTAATGCAGGTCGTATTAGAGGTATCAATTCTAGAATTAGAGGTGGTGAAGTACAACACACAGGTATTATTCCTTTCTTGAAAAAGTTTGAGGCGACTGTAAAATGTTGTACACAAAATGGTGTTAGAGGTGGTAGTGCAACTGTACACTTCCCAATATGGCACCAAGAAATAGAAGATATATTAGTCTTAAAAAATAATAAAGGTAGTGATGATAATAGAGTTAGAAAATTAGATTACTCAATACAACTATCTAAATTATTCTATGAAAGATTTATCAAGAACGAAGACATAACTTTATTCTCACCTCATGAAGTACCTGAATTATATGAACATTGGGGTACAGATAAGTTTGATGAAATATATGAGGCTGCTGAAAGAAAAACTTCAGTATATAAGAAGAAGATAAATGCACAAGAATTGTTTATGTCTATGTTAAAAGAAAGGGCAGAAACAGGTCGTATCTATATTATGAATATAGACCATTGCAACACTCATAGCTCGTTCAAGGACCTTGTTAGGATGTCCAATTTGTGTCAAGAAATCACTTTACCTACTGAACCACTACAACACATTGATGGTGAGGGGGAAATCGCATTGTGTATATTAAGTGCAATTAATGTGGGCAAACTAGTCTATTTTGATGATTTGGAGACGCTGTGCGACTTATCTGTACGAGCTTTAGATGAAGTGATAGAACATCAAGGCTACCCTGTAAAAGCCGCAGAAATCAGTACAAAGGCACGCCGTAGTCTAGGTATTGGATATATTGGTCTAGCACATTATCTAGCGAAAACAGGCTATAATTATAGTGAAAAAGGTGCTTGGGAAGCAGTAGATGAACTAACAGAACACTTTCAATATTATCTATTAAAAGCAAGTAATACACTTGCAAAAGAAAAAGGCAAATGTGAATACTTTGACAGAACAAAATATTCTGATGGCGTCTTACCTATTGATACTTACAAAAAAGAGGTTGATGAGATTGTAAATCGCAAACTATCTCTAGATTGGGAATCACTTAGGAAAGATATAACTGAGCATGGTCTCCGACATAGCACTCTATCGGCTCAAATGCCATCAGAATCCTCTAGTGTGGTCTCTAATGCAACTAACGGCATAGAGCCACCTAGAGACTTTTTATCTGTTAAGAAATCTAAACAAGGACCTTTAAAACAAGTAGTGCCTCAATACTTATCATTGAAAAGTAAATATACTTTACTATGGGAAATGGGTGGAAACACCGGATATATAAATATCGTTGCAGTTATGCAGAAGTATTTTGACCAGGCAATATCAGGCAACTGGTCATACAATCCAGAAGACTATGAAGAAAATCAAGTACCATTATCTGTAATGGCAAATGATTTATTGACTACTTATAAATTGGGTTGGAAAACTTCTTACTATCAAAATACATATGATGGTAAAATGGATGAAGATGATAAACCTGATGTACTAGAGGATGATTCAAATTACAAGGAAGAAGAACTAACAGAAGAGGAGTGTGAATCATGCACAATATAAAGAGCGTTTTTAATAAAGAAAAAGGATTAGACTTTACTAAACAACCAATGTTCTTTGGTAAAGATTTAGCAGTACAAAGATATGATACATTTAAGTATCCTATTTTTGATAAACTTACACAACAACAATTAGGTTTCTTCTGGAGACCTGAAGAAGTATCTTTACAAAAAGATAGAAACGATTATCAGAATCTAAGAGAAGAACATAAGTTTATATTTACATCTAATTTAAAATATCAAACAATGTTAGATAGTGTACAAGGTAGAGGACCTGCTCTTGCATTTCTACCATTTGTAAGTTTACCAGAATTAGAATCATGTATCTTAACATGGGATTTTATGGAGACTATACACTCTAGGTCTTACACATATATTATAAAAAATCTATACCCAAATCCTAATGAAGTATTTGATACTATAATAGAAGATGAAAAGATAGAACAAAGAGCAAAGTCAGTTACAAAAGCATATGATGAATTGATAGACATAGGTTATAGAAAACTTATGGGTCAAGATGTGAATGAGTATGAACTTAAAAAGAAATTATGGCTTGCATTATGCACAGTAAACATATTAGAAGGTCTAAGATTCTATGTATCATTTGCATGTAGTTTTGCTTTTGGTGAATTAAAACAATTAGAAGGTTCTGCTAAGATTATATCTTTTATTGCAAGAGATGAATCACAACATCTAGGTATCTCACAAAAAATTATTAATAACTATCGTGAACATGAACAAGATAAAGTTATGTTGAAAGTTATAGAAGATACAAAACAACAAGTTTATGATATGTATGATAATGCAGTAGAAGAAGAAAAAAGGTGGGCAACTTATTTACTTACAAAAGGTTCTATGATAGGTTTATCAGAAAAACTTTTACATAGATTTGTTGAACACATGGCAAACAAAAGAATGAGAAATATTGGTCTTGAATCTAAGTATGAACAAAAAACAAACCCTCTACCTTGGGTATCACATTGGTTAAACTCAAAAAGTTTACAAAATGCACCACAAGAAACTGAAATAGAAAGTTATGTCATAGGTGGTGTTAAACAAGATGTAGAAAAAGACCAGTTTAAAGAATTTAAATTATGATAGAAAAAATGTTAGGCATATGCCCTAACTGTGATAGTGAGTTTACAGTAAGTTGGCATTTAGAACAAACCGATTTACAACCATACACATGTCCATTCTGTGGTCATGAAGTAGATTATGAGGAAAGTGAAGATGAATCGACTGATAGCTGGGATTGATTATAGTTTAAATTCTCCTGCTTTATGTATTTCTAAAGGCAATTTTGATTTTCATAAATGCCAATTTCATTTCTTAACAGATAAGAAAAAGTGGGAAGGCAAAATCACAAAAAATATTACAGGCCATCTTCATAAAGATTGGACAGACCCTATTGAAAGATTTAATAACCTTGCAAGTTGGGCTCATAGATGTTTAAGAGATTATGGTGATATGACTTTATATGATATGAAAGGTACAAAAGTTTTTATAGAAGGTTATTCATATGGCAGTAAAGGTCAGGCCGTATTTCAAATTGCAGAAAATGGTGGTATTTTAAAATCATTTTTAAGAGCTAAAAAAATAAATTATGATATTATTGTACCAAGTGTTGTTAAAAAATGTGCAACAGAAAAGGGTAATGCCAATAAAGAATTAATGTATGATTGTTTTTCAATTGATACTAAAACAAATTTAATGAAAGAGTTTGGTGTAAATAAAATAGGAAATCCAATATCTGATATTGTAGATTCATATTATATAATGAAATGTGGTTATGAAAGTATTAAAAGCAAATCAAAGAGTTCCTAATCCACCTGTGCCTGTTATAGAATATCCTGTAAAGGATTTGATGTTAACAGCACCAATAAAGTGGAACATGAAAAAAATGCCACAATTTAAAGAAAGTGTTGAAGCTGTTGGTATGATATGGCCTATTATCATTGTTGATTTAGAAAACTATTGGCAACCCATGAAAGATGATAGATGGCCTAGAGATGAATCAACAGGTGAATTTATACCTGGTGTTGCAGTACATACAGGAAACAAAAGGGTTATGTGGGCAAAAGAAAATGGTTATGATTTAATTGAATCATACTTGGTCACCGACAGAAACCATAAAGATGAAATAGTTAGACAAACTTTTATAGCGAGAGGATTATGGCCTACAAAGAATCAGTAGCAAGAAAATTATTTAAAGACAATATAACATCTATTGAAATAGGTACTCATAACTATTGTAATCGTACTTGTAATTTTTGTCCATTGTCTAGAGATGATGTAAATCGTAGAGATAAAAAGAAAACAAAATTTATGGATAAACTGATGTTTCAAAACATCTTAGAGCAGTTAGCTGAAATAGATTTTGATGGTCGTATAGATTTTAGTAGGTATCACGAACCGTTATCTCACAAAGAAGACATACTAGATAGATGTCGTTTAGTAAACTATTATTTACCTAAAGCAAAAATTAGTATCAATACAAATGCAGA